ATGTAGGGGCTTCTGCGGGTTTTCAATTGGCTGACTCTACAATTACAGGGACACAAGCGTTCCAATCAGCTATGCAGAATAACAGCGTCTTAGGATTCTTTGGTAATCCTTCTTTGGTTTACAACGCTGAACAAGAGACAGCTAACTTCATGCGTAACCAACAAAGAGGTGGCTTCTAATGGCTACAGTCGGAGACGAGATACAGAGACTAAAAGGCGACTCAAATCGCCCAATGGCAGGTTCTTCTTTAGCGAACGATCCTGAGAACCCTGCTCCGTTTGAAAAGCCGCCTAAGTTTACTTCTGTCCATGCGGCCAGTGAAGATATGTTTATGAAGCTTATTGAGCCTCAACAATATGTAGCTCTTATGGAAGCTGTTGATGGTGGCATACCTGTTATGCAAATAACACAAATGATTCTTTATAAAGAGTTTCAAGAAGGCTCATTTAATCCTGACTTAATGATGATGATGGTAGAGCCTGTAGCTTATATGATTATTGCTCTTGCAGAAAGATTAGATTTAGATATTGTAATTAACGATGAAGACGAAGATGATGAAGAAGTTTTTGGAGTTAATTTTAAAGAAGATAAGCTCAAAGAACTTAAAGGAGCCGCCTCAACTGGAGCAGTTCCCGCAGGAATGTTAACATCAACAATGAAAGAACAGATGGATGTACTTCCTGAATCTTTAGAAGAAACTTCCGAAAGTCTTTTAGCGCCTCCAGTAGTTGAAGAAGCGCCTGAAGAAACTGAAACCCCTGAAAGTTTAATGGCAAGAAGGTAATTACATAATGGCTATAGAAGATACTTATAACATTTTATCCGCAGGTATAAAAGCTGATAAAAAAAGAGAGCGTAAACGACAGGAAAAAGATGAGCTTAAAAACGCTTTAACTAAAGGTCTTATTGGCATAGGTAATTCTGTGCTTAAAGATAAAGCTAATACGTTTTTAGAAGGCGAACAGTTCTATAAAGAAAACATGCAGTTTAAAAAGGGACACTCTATTGCTAATGAGTATGTAGCTCAGGAAAAACTTGCTAGAGCAGATAAGCTTGGATATGATTCTTTCTGGGCGCGAGTAGCTCCGGCTGATAGAGTAGATGCGGCAATGACAGAAAAATACGGAGCGCAAAACAAATACAACATTTCAGATTGGAAAGATATGCGTACAACACTAATGCAGGATATTGGTACTGACGCTAGAAAAAATCACGAAGAAGGTTTAGTACAGGCTCAATCTTTTATTAATCAATCAGGAGATGAAGGAGAAGATTTCTATGCAAGCTACGCAAAAAAATCTAGACCCACAACAATTTCAGGATTAATTACGAGTAAAACTAAGCAGATGTTAGGCGGCGAAGATTTGAACGTAGTTACTAGAGAGTCCACCCGTAAAAGATATTTAGGTAGCGCCCAAGCTTTAGTTGCTTATGACAAAGCGTGGGATGAAACAGGCGATAACAAAATTTCTAAGTTTTTTGCAGACACTTCAAAAAAACTAGGTGGAGCCGCGCCTATAATTAAAGAAGACTTTAAAGATTTAGGAGGAACAGATTCTTTAGGAAATGCTCTTGGCCAAGTAAAAGTTTATAAAGCTATTTATTGGGATAAGTCTGAAAGGTATGTTACCCCTGACGGAGATACATTTACACCTGAAAAAGCACGTATCCATAAACAGTATAATAATTGGGTTGCTCAGAACCTTGGAACTACGGAAGCCGCGAAATCAAATCAAGCTATAGGTGAATTAGCTTTGGCAAGCCACGCAACTAATGAAGAACGCGATTTTTTTATTGCCCATTCAAAAACAATAGCTAGAAAATCTGTTGGCATAAACAACGACAAAGCTCTAGCTAAAGCAAACCGTGAAACTGCGGCAAGCATAGCAGGATTAAAACTTATTTATACAGGTAGAGATTACGGTTTAAGCGAACGCGAAGGGAGTAGACTAGCTGTTGCAATGCATAAAAAAGTAATAGAAAGTAGACAAGATCAACGAGAGTCAAATGTTTTAGGGGCTAATCCGTTTGATTTTTCAAATGTTTTAGGAACAGCTTTAGTAATGGTTGAGCAACAGTCAGTTGCAGAACGATCTACAGATTTTACACCGGAAGACATTAAAGAGTTTATAAGCTCTCCTGAAAATTTAAGAGCTATGTTTGAAGATTATGACGAGTTAACTCCCGATGCTCTTAAAGCCTACGGAAATTTAGTTGAAGAAGCGGGCGACCCGTACTTGAGCATGGCTCATAAAAGAATGGAAAGGTTTATAAATATTTCTGAAACTAAAAAGACTAAAGATTTAAAAGAAATATACAAGTACTACCAAGCTGAGCAAATGGCACTGCCTATCACTGCTCCTACTTTAGCTGAAGTAGAGTCTACAATTACTGCACCTGTAGTTTCTGAAATTGTTCCTATTTCTAAGCTTGTTAAACCTGCTAAAGTTACTGCTTCAAGACCTTCAAGTTTTAATTCAATAAGCGGGGGAAGATACTCTTCAAAAACTCCTACACAATTAGATGCATATAATAAATTACTAGCTCTTCAAACAGTAACTCAACGGAAAAAACAAAGGGCTGATGAATCTACAGCTAGTTTAAAACCTGAATTTAGAGACAGGTTAGGCGCTCCACAGAAAGCCTCAATGAAATCAATTGCTGAGTTACAAGAAGCATACAAAGATTACATCACTAAGTACGGAGAGTAGAATGAGTAATAGAATTACCGGAGAGTTTCCAGATTTACGTGACGAAGATGCCTCTTCTTTTGGAACAGGTAAAACTACAAGTTTAACGCCTTATACAGCAACTAAGTTTAGAGCTGATGAAAGTGTAAAACAAGACTGGTCTGTTGTACGAGAGTTTATGGCAGGTAAAGTTCTTGACCCCGCATCTTTAGATTTAATGTCAGAAGATGCAGATGTTTTAGAGTCTTTCCGTGACAGCGAGTCTCGTTTTGAAAACATGTTAGCAAAGGCGTTAGTTTTAGAAGATGCCCCTGAAGAAATTAAAGCAAGCTATAGGCGTATACAGGATAAGTTTGCTAACGTAAACAATGAAGGCATTGGCGAGTGGGCAGGGATGATAAAAGACTACGGCATAGATGCTGTTACTGATCCTTTTAACATTGGCGCTGTGTGGTTTGCGGCTCAGACAGGCGGCGTTGGCGCACCTGCGGCATTAGCGGCTAGAGAAACTGCAAAAGCAGGAGCAAAGACAGCCCTCAAAAAAGCCTTAACTGGCCCTTCTGCTGTAGCTCGTTTACCCTCTAAAGGCTTATCAACTACAGTACGTGAAGTACCTACGCAAGAATCAACACTACGGACTCTTAGAGCTTTGATGGATAAGAACCCTATGAAATCTGTAGCGGCTATTGGTGCGGCCCAAGGCACAGCAGATGATTTAGCTTATCAAAATCTAAACATTACTGTAGGCTCTCAAGAAGATTTTAACCCTCTTCAAACAGTAGCTACAGCAGGAATTTCAGCAGGTTTAAATGTTGGAATGACTGTCGGTATTAAAAAGCTAACTCAGAAATTTAAAGCTGACTCTGATATGGATGAGTTTACACCCGAAAGAGGCGCTGAGCTTTTTGACGAGGGCGTTGAAGGTGATTGGATTCCTGCATCAGCAAGCCCTGTAATGGATGATATTGATAGACTTCTTGAAGGGGCTTCGGGGAACTATAAAGACATTACGCCCGACGAAGAGATTCTAAAAAAGTATGCGGCTGACCTTGGTGGCGGTGCAAAGACTGTAGAAGAAGTGCAAGCTATTATTATGGCGGCGGCACAGACCGAAACAACAACAGGGGCTATAAAGAATAAAATAAAAAAAGACTTTCATGCTCACGCTACGCACCTCACTAGCCGATGGATAGGTAAAGCTTCAGGCGTTTTAAGTCCGTTTGCCAAAGTATCTAAAACAGCTAAGATTCTTCAAGAGAAGTTCTCTCACGAAATGGGAATAGATTGGAAGGTTAATGATCGTTTAGTTGGTAAAGATTATTTTGAAACCCAACGTGAGATACAAGGTCGTTTCTTTGAAGACTATAGAACTCTTGTAGAGCCTTTAACTACTAGTAAATTTTTACGCCGGAATGAAGACAACGCTAAGCTTGCTGACGAAGTTAACGATGCTTTAATGTTGGCTGTACGTGGACAAAAAGCAACAAGCAAAAATAATGGACTCGCCCCTGAAATTAACAAAGAAATTAACAAGGCTTCAGTAGGCGTTAAAAAACTATATCAGTCAATGGGCGCTGAGCTTAAAGAAGCAGGACTTATTGAAAACGAAGTAGCTGATTACATTCCGCGTTCTTGGAACCGTAAAGCCATTATGGAAAATCAAGAAGGCTTAGCTAAGTTGTTTGAAGACCAAGGTGTCGTACCTAAAGGGAACGGCATGGAAGCAGTACAAGACATGCTAAAGATTGACAACCAATTAGATGGGGGAGGTTCTGGCGGTTTCTTTTTCTCAGCTAAGCGATCTTTTGATAACATTAAAAAGGACGCAGACTTCCAAGAGTTTTTAGACACTGACGTTAGAGCAACTATGAATCTTTATACTTTTCAAGCCGCTAAAGGTTTGGCAAAAGTTAGAACTCTGGGTGTGCGAAACGAAAAAGAATTTAAAGACTTTTATATTAATCAAATCCGCAAGGAGATGGTTGAAGCAGGAGAGACATTTACAAAAAAAGACGCTGAAAGAATTACACGAGTATACCGCACTACTACTTCTGAAAACTTAAACAGGTTCGGCAAGTACGCTCAAGGCGCAGTAGACAGTTACGGCTTAGTAAATAGGGTAGCTTACTTAGGTCTTGCAACGGTATCTAGTTTGACAGAAGTCTTCCTAAACTTTAGTAAGGCCGGATTTAAAAACAGTTTTAAAGGCTTGTCAGAAGCAATGGAGCTTTCTTACAAAGGAGCTACAGGTAACATGCAATCTAAGCTTATGTCTCAACATAATATAACAGCCGCTGAAGCCAAAGCAGAAATGCGTAAGTTTAGCTTGGGTATGGATATGGGGTTGACTCAATTAGAGAACCGTTTAGGTGGCGATGACTTACAAACTAAGTGGATGCAAAACGCAAGTAGTGGGTTCTTTAAGATGACCCTGCTTGAAGATTGGACTAAGTTTGTACAGACAAGTTCGTTTATGAGTGGTAAAAATTTAATTGAAGAAAACATACAGGCTCTTGTAGCCCACGGAGCTAAGCCGCTAGGTAAGAGACAAAACACTTTAATAGGTGAGTTGGCTGAACTAGACATAGACTATAAGGATGCTATGGAGTGGTACAAGCGTGGAGCTAAAAGGAATGACGAGTTTTACGACAAGAAGTTTTTGTCAGGTGCGGCACGATATGCTAACTCTGTAATCTTACAGCCTTCTGGTATGTCTAACTTAAAGCCGTTGTTGTTTAGTAACCCTAAAACCTCTATAGCTTTTCAGTTAATGGGATACCCTGCGGCATTTACAAATACTGTTCTTAAAGGAAGTATTAAACAACTTACAAAGGATGTTAGGAGCGGCGACCCTCGCAACATAGCAAAAGTAGGAGTGACCGCATTATCAATGGTTCAAGTAGCTCGTATTATGAATGATTGGAGATCGGATGGTAAGTCAGAAGAAAAAGGAAGTGGAGATGCATATTTTCAAGCTGTAAAACGTGTAGGCGGCTTAGGCATTTTAGCTGACAACATTACTAAGTCGTATACTGCCGCTAAGTACAATCAGTCTGTTTTGGGCTACGCTACACTACCTTTTGGCCCTATAGCTACAGATGTTTTAAGCGCAAGAAGACGAGGGATTGCATCCACATTAGTTAGAAAAATACCTGCCGCCGCTTCTCCAGTACAGAAAATTATAGGTCTTGCAGATGAAGAGGCCGCTGAAATTTTTAAAGCTGACATGGATAACTTTGTTTATAGGATTGATAAAAAACTTTCTGAAACTGAACAAAAGTTTATCCCAGAGTTTGAAGCTGATGGTGGCATGTTAGGATTTGCAACAGGTGGCATAGTTAAAGATGTGTCTAACGTACCTACTGAGCCTGACGAAAGAATTGACAAGCTTACAGGGTTGCCATATAACGAACAAGCAGGTGACGCATATACAGACATTGAAGACCGTGCTAAGTTTTCTATGGGCGGGCGCATACTAGCTAAGAATCTTGTAGGTGCTGTTCAAAAAGCTTCTAGGTTTGTAACTAAACGTCAGCCAGAACTAGACCCTAACGGTGCAATACTACACGGTATTGAAGACGATCTTTTAGATTTAAATAAAGTTATGAAGTCTAGTAGACCTTCTAGAGATTATCAAAACGTACCTCTGGCATCAAGAAACGACAGAGTTACGACACAATTCTTAGACGAAAACGGTTACACCGATTATAGCGGGACAGGTAAAAAAAATTGGACTTACGAGCTAATGGAAGATGGGTCTTACAAAGTTTACACCCCCTATTACAATGCTAAAGGTAAAGAAAAACTAGGCGTTAAGACGTTTAAAAACCCAACTTTAAAACAACTTAGGACGTATACAGGGTATGCTGAAGGGGGTTTGGTTGATGACTACACAATTCAACAAGGCGACACACTTACTAAAATAGCTAAAGAGAATGAGACTACGGTAGAAGATTTAGCACGTTTAAATAAAATTGAAAACGTAGATAAAATTTATGCTAATGATGTAATTAAACTGTCTTCATCTCCGGCTCCTGTTGAAACCCCTGTTGATATATTTAACGAAGTTTCAAAGATGTCAACACCTTCAGCAGTAGCTATATTGAAGCAGTTTAAAACTACCCCTACTAATGAGCAACTAAAAGCTATTAAAAAAGTAGCTGACAAAATAGATGCTAGGAAACTAGAGGGTGTAGAGCAAGGACTTGCAGATGAGTATAAAGAAGCAATAATTAAACAAACTTTAAAGGAACTGTAACTAAATGGAAGATGATTTTAAATACTTTAAACTCTCAGACTTTAACTGCCAAGAAACTGGCGAGAATGAAATGGATGTTGATTTCATACACGCTCTAGATCAACTCAGAGCGGCCTGTGGGTTTCCGTTTATTATTACTAGTGGCTATAGAAGTAAAGACCATAGTATAGAGAAGCGTAAATCAAAGGCAGGAACACATGCACATGGAATTGCCGCAGACATTAAAGTCTCTGGAGGCGCACAGCGTTTAGCAGTTGTTAAACATGCGTCAGCTTTGGGCATGAGCGTGGGCGTAGCTAAGTCTTTTGTTCACGTAGATGTTCGCAAAACCGAACCAATGTGTTGGTGCTACTAGGAATGAAACATGTTTGCAGGGATCAGGTGGTTCAATTCAAACAGCAATTATAGGATAGAGATATGTTAGATAAACTGATAGGCCCAGTGACCGGACTGCTTGACAAGTTCATTGAAGATAAGGATCAGCGTAATGCCTTAGCGCATGAGATAGCTACGATGTCTGAGCGTCACGCCCAAGAGATTTCTAAAGGACAGTTAGAAGTAAACAAGGTTGAGGCGGCACACAAAAGTTTGTTTGTTAGCGGATGGCGACCTGCTATTGGTTGGATCTGCGGATTTGCTTTAATGTATTCTACTATCCTAGCTCCAATACTAGGCATTTGGTTTACTGTCCCTGCTGTAGATAGTTCACTTCTTACAAGTGTACTGATGGGTATGTTAGGACTAGGTGCAATGAGAACTGTAGAGAAAACAAAATCAGTAGCGAGGGACAAGTAATGGCGGCAAAGAAAAAGTCAACGGTTAATGCGGCAGGTAACTATACTAAACCTGCAATGCGTAAAAGATTATTTAACAAGATTAAGGCAGGTAGTAAGGGTGGCAAAGCAGGACAGTGGAGCGCACGAAAGGCTCAAATGCTTGCCAAACAATACAAAGAAGCAGGAGGTGGTTACAAATGAAAGGTGTTAAACATTATAAGAAAGACGGCACAGAGCATAAAGGCTCTAGTCACAAGATGGCTGACGGTACTCTACACACTAATAAGTCTCACACTAAGACAAGTGTAAAGTTATTTCATTTAAAGGACTTGTCAGCTAAAGCAAAAACTAAGGCGAAGAAGTAATGGCCCTTGCAAAATCTCAGAAGTCTTTAAAGAAATGGACAGGGCAGAAGTGGACTACAAAGTCTGGAAAGCCTAGTGCTAAAACTGGCGAAAGGTATTTGCCTAAAGCGGCTATAAACGCTTTGACACCTGCACAGTATGCGGCAACCACCGCGAAGAAAAAGAAAGATACAAAAGCAGGTAAGCAACACAGCGCACAGCCTAAGAAGGTTGCGACCAAAACTAAAAAGTATAGGGTCTAGGTATGGCAACTCCAAGAAAAGGCAAAGCCAAAGTAAAAATAACCGCTAGTGGAAAGAAGGTTAGCTATGGTCAAGCAGGAAAAGCAAAAGACGGTGGCTCTAGAGTTAGAACAGGTACATCGAAGGGAGATAGTTATTGCGCCAGAAGTTTAGGCATAAAGAAAAGACTATCTAAAAAGAAACAAAATGACCCTAACACTCCCAACAACTTATCACGTAAGCGTTGGAAGTGTTCGGGTGCAAAGTCTAAAAAGTAATTAGACTTGGTGGTTCAGGGCGCTAAGTTCGTTTTCTAAAAATTGATGAAGCGCCTCTAGTTTTGGTTTCGTAAGTTGTACAATGTTTCTTATCGTTAACAATTCATCATCCTTGAACGCTAGATGAAGATCCTTTTCGGGGATGCCGCTCATTTCTGTAACGACATGCCCCCGATCATTCACCAGTATTTTAAAGCCTAAGATGTTGGCTTCTTTTTTGTTAGACAATTTCACACGCTCCACCCACACACGCTAACTCTTGAGAACCTGTGGTGTTATCCTCCATTTCAAAGTTTCCAAGGTCTTGCCAATCAACCCCTTTAGGCATGGACGCTAGAAGTTCTTTATATCTAGTAGCATCTATGTCTTCATACGGAGCTTGCTGATAAACATGGTCACTAACTGGCAACAAACTAATACCACTACAAAGATCAAAGTTGTCCCATATCCACTGAGCTACTTGCAAGAACTCACTGTCAGTATAGTATACAGTGATGCTTGGTTTATGCTCACACCAGTGATTCTGATAAGCTTTCCAAAGTTCTAGCTGTTGCATAGCGCCTACTTCTTTTACTGTCACGCTACCTTTAGGCGCTTTTACAGGGAAGCTAAAGACAGACGAAGAGGGTGACATAACATCCTGCTCTACTGGGAATCCTTTGTCTTCCATAAAGACTGCAAGTGGATCTTTTTTGTCTGAGCGTACTCTTCTGACATAGTACTTAGAAAAACGAGGGTGAATACCAGAGGCACTATCAACAAGCTGAGATACAGTACCGCTTGGCTTAACAGCAGTAATAGCTGTAGACTGATTAATTCCAAGCTTCTTAGCCCATTCCTCATTAGTTTTAATAGCCACATTTTTTATTTCCTCTAGCCATTCGGCTGTCTTATCTGTAGATTTTCCAATAACGCTATGATCCATAATGCCTGTCATGCTCACACCAAGCAATGCTTCTTCTTCTGTGTTCTTCTTCCACACATTACGCAAGTAACGGAAGTCAGTAAGTGTTGCTTGAAGAGTACCGATGATAGCCGCAATACGACATTTCTCTTTAAGACTTTCAAGGTTATCACTTGACCGGACAACGATCTCACTAAGGTTGCAAAACTGGTTAGATCGTAAAATTATCTCCGAACAGGGATTTGTCCCGAAGTCTTGATCAGCGTCACGCCTACCGTTCCTAGCCGCAATCTTCTGTGCCGCTACACGGCTAAAGATACCACGCTCACCTGCCTTACTCTCATACATAGTCTGCATCTCAGACAAGAAAGCGGAGAAGTCAGGCTTCTCTGTGTACGCTACGCTGTTGTTAGCCAATGCACGTTGACCTTCATGTCTCCACCAATCACCTGACTTAGCTTTAGCCATACGTTGATCTGAAAGATTAGATAGGCTAATGAGTGCTGATCGTCTAACACCACCTACGACTACGATGTCTGCAATCTTACACACAATGTCGTGACACTCAATGGATGTTAGCTTACGTCCCGATGCTTTCTGGAACACTATAATACAAAAGTTAAACAAGTCTACTAAAGGATCAGGGCCAGATGCTCGACCACCAAAGGTCTTTAGTCTCTCTCCTGCACCGCGCACTCGACTAACATCCCACTTAGGAATCTTACCTGCATAGAGCATAGCAATCAACTCGCGGAAGGCTGATGCCCAACCAATCTTGCTGTCGCTCACCATGATAACGCTGTCAGTATCGTGGAAACTCTCAGCAACTTCTGGAAGCTTGTTGATAAAGTTACGCTCAACACTAAAGCCTACACCTGTACCACACATAAGAACATACATCAACTCGTCAAAGGATCGCGGAGAATCAATGTGTAGGTAACTACAGTTGAATCCTGCTACGTTGTCTTTGTCCAGTGCTACACCTGCTGTCATCATGCATCGCATAGAGGGCATGACTTCTAGGTTAAAGATAGCGTCATACAACTCCTGTCCTTCCTTGACTGTAATCTGCTCACGATCTCTCCAGAACTGCACGTAGCGGAAGACTGTTTCTGCCCATGTTTCTCTACGGCTATGCTCTGGCATCCAACGTGCGTAGCGGCTCTTGTGTATAAACTGTTGATACTGATCCATTAACTATTCTCCTGATCCGTTACATTTAGTACAAACTGCTGTCCCGACATGGGGAGCATCATCGTAAAACTTAAAATCTTTTAGTCCTGATCCGCTACAGGTTTCACAGGCTTCTTTCATATCTCCGTTATCGTCAAACATACCCCAACGTATGCCATATTTATCGTCCATTAATTGTTCTCCTTGGTTACTTTATCTGTTAATAATGCTAGATACCACATAGCTTTTTGTAAGTCTTCTACCTGCTTGCCTTTGTAATCATAGCGCCAAAGGTATTTCATACAGTTACCCTTGAGGTAGCCCTTGAAAGCTACCGAAGACATAGACTCTTCAATGGCTTCAATGCATTCTATATTACCAGTGTTGTAATGCTTTGGCTTATTGACTACATCTTCGGTAGGATACCAACCCTCTTCAAGCGTAGGCTTCCTAGTTGCAAGATCCTTTAAAGCAGTTCGTATAGCTTCTTCGTGGTCATAGGCGTGTGCTTCTTTCATAGCCATATCAATGTAAGGATGTTCAAGGGCAGGGGCGGCTTTCTGTGCGTTGTCCCACTCTTCGGGGGTTGCGTCATTTAATCGTCTGGTCATGTTCTATCTCTGTATAAAGGTTAAGGGGGGGTTCTTTGCGCTTAGTATCTTTTAATTTAGAAGCAGAGTTAATCTTCTTAAACTTCTTCTTCCTTAAAAACCTATCGCGCCTTTCGTCTTTACGGCTAATGTCAGTCAAAACTCTCCCTCTTCTTTGGGTTAATCCAACTATCAGGGATGCTCTCTTCGCTGAACCATCTAAAGTTGTTAGCACTTGCCCACTCACCGTGGCTTCTTTTAGTTCCATCCTTTCTACGTTTAGCCTGTGGCATTGGCGCACTTGGATTGGCAAAAAGAAACACTAGTTCAGTGTCTTCCGGCAACGCTTTACTTATCCATATATACTTACTGAACTCAGCATAGTCCCAGAACCTTCCTTTAGCTTCAAGTAAAATCTTCTTACCTTCAATATCTTTGATGAAGTCTGGGTGGTAGTTGTGGTCAATTGTATATGGAACCTTTTCTGTATGGAAGCTCCAGACATCTAGGATTCCTGTATGTAACTGATACTCCCAGTTAGAATCATACCCCTGCACAAGATCCTTTCCCACTGGGCGAACGGCTCTTGGTTTGCGGAAACCTTTCCTAACCTTTTTCAATGGATGATTGCCTCTCTGCGTTCTAGCTCTGCTTCTATTAACATCTGTAGGTCGTGAAGAAAATCTTCTTCTATATCTATAATAGAATTAGAAGACCCACCTGCATTGTATAAGTAACTTCCTGTAGCAATGATCATCTCTTCAATACTCAATTGATCTCTCCAAGAGTAATACTTTCTATTTCACGTTTAGGGTTAGCTTTAAGCACTCGCAGTATCTTGTTGCCTATCCACTTAGGATGATAGGCGTTGCGGTGCATGGTACGGTGAGCCATAAAGTGTGTCTGCTCAGGCATATAGTTTGTATAGTTTTTAGTGTTTATCTTCTGGCCTTCTTCTTCAGTGACTAAAGTCTTAAACCACTCTACAAATATAGTACTTGAGTGCGCTCGTATTCGCTTAGCTTTCCTTCCGTTCATAGTAGTTCATCCTTTTCATAGTCCGTTGGACTCTCATTTAATTCAGGAGCATTGTAACACGATTCAGGTAGCGTGTCAAGTCCGTTGGACTTTTCGGAGCTTTCAAGTTTTTCTCTTATTGTATCCTCTAAGTTTAGTCTCTTGAAGCCATCCCAAGTACGGCGCATGTAAAGCAAGTTCCAACACGTTTCCAAACGCTTTTCCCAATCTTCAGGATGTGCAGTCTGCCACGCCTCTTGTACCTTGTCAAGCATCTGATCTTTATCCTCTAGGAGTTTCTCTGCTTTCTTAGGGCCTATGCCTACAATACCTTTAATGTTGTCAGTAGAGTCTCCTGTCAGCATCTGAATACACATGTTATAATAACCTTGCAGTTCACTGACATGATATAAAGTTTTTTTGTTATAGTTATAATGCCAACCCTCTACCATGTCGATGTCTTTATCTATGTGAGCTATTACATAGTCTTCCTTAGCATCTATAGCCTCTTGCGCCCATATACTTACTACATCATCGGCTTCACAATTGTCAGACTTGAAGTGGCCTAAGCTATACGCATACTCAGTAAGAGCCTGTCGTCTTTCCTTAAAGATAGGGTCTTTAGCTCCCTTACGTTTACCTTTATAGTCTGCGTCTATTTCATATCGGAAGTTGCCGCCACCTTTAAGAGCTACAGAGGTCGAACAATCCCTACCAATCTGTTTTATTATATTTCCATAATATTTCTGAGCTTGCTCAAGAGTGATGTCTTTAAGGGCTAGTCTGTATATAATTGAATCACCATCAATAAAACATTTCTTCATTTGCATCTCCTTGGGCTGAATCTATAAAGCGTTTAGCTATCTCAGGGCTACATCGAAACCACTCATTCTTATGCTCACACATATCTGATAGCCTACTATGAACATCAGCTTCTAACTTCCTACGATCATGCGTGTCAACAACGTGTAGTAAACAATAGTCTCTTAAAGGCGAGGAAGTCTGATAATTTTTAAGCCTGTCTTGCGCGTCAACTGCCATACCTACCTTCACCCAACCAGACCACGCGGGGTTAGTTATGATATAGACCTGTCCCCGCGGGTTAGTTTTATAGTTCTGTAAGGAACTAAATGCGGCTTCTTCAAAACCTCCATACCTCCCACCTTTATGAAGCGGGTGAGATGTAGGCACGTACTTACCGTCCACAAACATTCTTTTTCCATTATGGGTTTCCCGATTAGGATTATTACAATCTTGACATTGTGTCCTATTGATGTTTCTCCATGATGGGTTCCAATTAACATCTGTTAGTTCTACATCACATGTGTTACATGTCTCAGTGTGTTTCACTCCAGTTCTCCCCGACTTTATAGTCTCCGTCCAGTGGACAGTTTAGATTAAAGATACATCCCGCTTCTCTTATAGCTTCGACACCTGCCTTGCCTACCGCAACTGCATCATCGACATGACATTCTATCTGCCATTCGTCATGTACATTGGCTACAAACTTAGCATCCCAGTTATTAGATCTTATCATATTATCTAGGATAATCAATGCTTTCTTCATCACGATTGCACCTGCACCTTGCAACAAGGTATTCAAAGCGGCATGTTCTGAGCGAACAGTCAAGCGTCTACCATCTAGTCCTTTAACGAATCCGCTTTTAGCTTCTCTCTGTACTCTGTCCGTAAGAGTTTTAAATGATGGTAGGTTATCAAAGAACCGTTGTCTAAGTCCTTTACCACTTGCTCTACCTCTGTTAGCCACAGACCCAAGCTTTGCATCTCCGGCTCCGTACAGGAGGGCATAGATGAAAGTTTTTGCCTGATTTCTTGACTCAAGTCCTGCAAGCTTTTGATTAGTGGTGTGTATGTCTCCATTAAGGATTTCATTTGTATAGCCCTCGTCATTTAAATAATGTGCTAACATTCTAAGCTCAAGCCCAGAAGCGTCGATCCCAACCAGACGATAGTTCTCTGGCACTGTCCAACAAGATCGGCAATCTTCGCCATACGGTGACGAACTACTAGGAATTTGAGCCATGTTAGGATGTGAATGAGTCATGCGCGATGTCACTGCACCATTAGGATTGACGTAACCATGTACCCTTCCAGTAGTTTCATCAAGCTCCTTTATCCAACTCTTAGTCTGAGCCAACCGCTTCTGAACCATCAGGTACTTAGCAATCAACAAAGCCTGTGGAATACCTCTAACTTTATTTAGTGTTGCTTCGTCCACAATAGGTTGACCTGTAGGTGTATGCTTCTGTGGCTTCCAACCAAAACGAATTAGGTACTCGCCAATCTGCTTACGTGAACCTAAGTTAAAAGGTGTTTCAGTTTTACGAGCAATGGGCTTACAGTCTATGTCCAACGATAGTCTCTCATGCTCCTCGTCAGATAGCCGCACACCACTACCGTGTTGATCGGTGGCTGTCTTAGCTACTGCGCCTGTTGCTATGAACTTAGGTGTCAGTATCTGAGTAGTGACTACAGGCCGAAACTCTTCCTGTACCTCTGACTCTAGATCATGTAGCTTAGTTTCAAACATAGCCATCAAGCCCATAACTTTCTTAACATCTAACACGAACCCATTAGTCCTTTGCTGATCTACAATCTTAGCTACTGCATGTTCTATCTGCACTGACTCAGGTGTAAAGCCACGACTCTCAACCTTCAACGCTTCATATACTTTAGTATTAAGTAACACATCGTTCTTACAGTACTCTAGCATCTCAGGTGTGTACTCGTCCCAAGCATCTTCTTGCTGACCAAAGTCACCCTTGCGAAATCCTAGACGATAGCCCCACCCTTCAAGTCCGTGGTTGCCTTCGCGTGTTGGCTTGAAGAGGCGTGACAGTACGAGTGTATCAACGATCTTCTTGTCGAACAGATCAACCCCTGCAACCTTTTTAATAGCAGGGATGTCATAGCCTATCAAGTTGTGGCCTATTAGTTTAGTTGCGGCACGTAACAGACCGTACCCTGCTTCTAGCTGAGTGTTGTCAAACGTGAACACATCCTTTGTGTCTACGTCCTGAGCCACGATGCAATGAATCTTCGTGGGGTCTAAGCCGTCTGCTTCTATATCAAATACTAAGTTACTCATACTGTTCACCTGTCTTTTTTTGTGGGCTACGAAAATCTTTTAACATCTCTAAATAATAATGCTTAACAGCGCCGTTCGCTACTGCTATTGTTAGTCCTGCGGCTGTATAGAAAGCCCAATCAGTTTCACCTATGGGTCTGAACAACCTTTGAGATCTGTCTAGATCAACTCCCTTCATATTATTTCCTCTGCAAACTGCGATTCATCATAGTCGTCAAGCTCTCTGAGCCGTCCTGTACTGTTATCATACAGCAACTGAGAAGCAATGCCAACATCTCCGGTGTACCTAGACTTCAACACCCTGACCTTTGTAGTCGATGCTTCTATCTGATCATCTGATTGTTGATTACGCTCCAGTGCAATCACACAGTCACTCAACTGAGCAATACTTTGTGACCCTCTGAGATGATTTAGTCCTGTCTCTATTCCGTTCTCATGCCCACGGTTGCCCTCTACTCTGCGGAGGTGTGACACTAGGATCATACCGCACCCTGTCTCCTCTACCATAGTACGCAATCGGTGCATGATCTGGTCAATAGCTTTACGCTCGTCGTTCTCAAGCGTAGACAGAACAAGCATGTGAAGATGGTCAACTATAACCCACTTACAATCTAAACCAATGATCATGTAGCGTAGCTTACTAAAGATCTCTTCAAGGTTATTGACACCGTGATGGGCGTGTACCCATACCCGACCTTTGTTTTTGCCCTTAAAGACTTTGTTGAAGTAGCCATCCAGTTCTTCTTCACTGAACTTAGCCTTAACACTATCAAGATGTAGCTTGGCGTTTGCTTCCACTGCCATGATACCTTCAGCAGTACGTGACCAACTCTCTTCAAGTGCTAACACACCTACGTTATCTTCTGTTTTATTTATCAACCAGTGTTCAATCTCTCTGGTCACAGAAGACTTACCTAGTCCTGTGCCGCCTGTAAGGGTCACAAGCTCACCTGCTCTCATGCCTTCTAGCTTCTTGTTGAGGCCATACCAAGGATAAGGTATAGCTGTTTTCTTTTCTGACCGTAGCTTCTGATATGCTTCAAGCTGTTCAGACATGTTCAGTACACCAGAAGGTGTATAAAGTTTAGCGTCCCAAAAAGAACTGACGTACTCTGCGTGTCTACCCTTGCGTAACATATCGTTAGCATCTTTGTAGTCTACTGGCAGTGTCATTATCTTAGCTTTCTTGGGGGTGAGTAGCTTAGCCACAGCTATCGCGGCTTCCTTGCCCACCTTGTCGTTATCAAAGTTAATGATAATAGTCTCAAAGGACTCAAGGTACTCAAGACTATTCTTAACATCACCCACTCCACCTGACGCACCTGATTTTATAGATACGACAGGCCACTTGCTACCCATTAGCTCGTAAGCGGCCATCGCATCACACTCGCCTTCTGTTAATGTTATAAACTTACCACCTGCCTTGAATAGATTCTCTCCAAACAAGCCTACTTCTTTGGCGCTCCCTGTCCAAGGGAAGTTTTTATCCTGCTTACGAATCTTTGTTGCCGCGAACTCATGCCCATTGTAATAGGGGTAGTAGTGCTTGTCTATCTTCGTGCCGTTGGTTGTTGATTTAACACCGTACTTCTTCGCTGTTTCTAAACTTATCTTGCGGTCAGTCAATGCATTGTATGTAGCTGTTGAGTTGTGGTTCATTGTACTGTCCTTGGGACACACATCAAATTCCGTTAGGGTGTCTAGTTGTTGCACTTCCGCTGTGCCGTAGTCTGGTAAATATGTACTGCAACTGAAGCACCACCCAGATCCATTAGCGTTAACTGAAACTGGGTCGCTCCCTCCACAAGCAGGACATGGTTGCTTATGTTTAACAAAAGCCATCAGGCTCACTCCTCAGTTGTTTCTACTTCCTCTGTAGCTAATGCCTCGTCCGTGAGGTGGTTAGTTTTAAGATCGCTGATCAGAGATACACTAGCTGATTTCATAAGCCCGATCATTACCTGTGCTTCACGCATTCTCTTATCTGCTTCTACTAAGTGTGCTATGATTGAGTTAGCATCATCTGATAGCAACTCTGTATCATAGTTAACTTCATCTAATGTAACAATTCCCATTATAATTCATCCTCCATTGTTGTCTCTACATAAGCGCCATCAAACTCAGCACCGTCTGGTGTTCCTACCTCTACTAAATCAAGAACCTGCATTGCTTGAAAGTCTAAGCCTTTGAACGAGCCATACTTATTAGTAACTTCCCACTCGTTGTATTGCACCTTCACTGCTGAGCCGTTGCCGACCTGTGCATCTAAGGGTTTCTTGAACTTAT